CCGCGGCGTCGTAAGGCAGGATGGCGTAGCCGGCCCGGATCAGGGCGTCGGGATCAGTCCCCATGCCGCTAAGGCCGCCCATGACCCTCTGCTTGTTCTGCTCCTGCGACAGCTTCAGCTGGTTCATCTTTTGCTGCTGGTAGTCGCTGACCAGATTGCCGAGCGGCGCGAAATCAAGTTGCGGTGCGGTCGGAGCGGCCGGGAGCTGCAGCGGCTGGATCTGGGGCATCGAGACCATGGCGCGTCACCCCGAATTGCGGCTGTAATCGATGTTCTGGCCGCCAAATCCCGGCAGGCCGGTCGCCATTTTGGCGAGGTTCATGCCGAAGTTGAGCAGGTTGCCGGAGGCCTGCATCTTGGCCTGCGCCTCGGCGTTATTCGCGCCAGCGATGCCGGAGGTAGTGGTGTTGCCGAGATTGACGCGATTCGTCGCGTCACTGGCGGTGAGCTGAGCCTGATTGGTGTAGCCCTGCGCCTGCCCGGTGGCGGCGTTCTGCATGCCCTGCATGGCCGCCAGCTCGGGATTTATGAAATTCTGGAAGTTTTTCAACCAGTTACCGTATTCTTGATTGGCCATGCCGACGCCGTACTTCTGCGCCGCCATCATGGCTTGCCCGCCGGCCGGCGTGCCGCCGGCGCTGGTCATGCGCGCCAGCGCCTTCTGGCCCTGATCAACCGCGAACTGGTAGCCCGGACCCTGCTGGAAGGCGGCCTGCGCGCGGGCCGTCCCCTCCGGGCCGTTCACGCCCATGGCGTCGAGGTACATGTCGGTGCCAGCGCCGTATTTCGCTCCGAGAGCGCCGGTCAGGCTGATCAGCGGGTCAAACGCCCCGATCGCCTGATCGAGGTAGCCCATGCCCTCCTGCTTGCCAGTGTCGAGATAGCCGAGCCCCTCGGCCTTATTGGCGGTGTAGGCCTGCCGGTTCGCCTCGGCGGCGCGCTTGGCCGGCTTGCCGGTGAGGGCGTCGAGCCATCCCATCAGAAGGCCTCCCATCGTTTGTTGGTCGCGTTCCACTTGATCGCGGTTCCATGCGGCAACGTCGATGTGTCGATGCGCGCGATCTGGGAGAGCGACTGGCTGGAGATGATGTGCTGGGCGTTGTTGAACCACGCATACCAGACCGGGTTCATCGAACCGTTCTTCAGCACCAGCGCCTCGGCCGGTGCGGGGAGGCCGACGCCCCGGATGGAACGGACTGTGCTCATTGCTGGGCCACCGGCTGAACTTCGCCGCCAAGGATGCCGAAATAGACATCGTCGGAGATCGCGAGCCGCACCTTGTAGGACGGTCCACGGACGATGCCGCAGTTGCGGACGGTGATCTGGTTGCGCGGCTGGCCCATCTGGCCGAGCCGGCGGATGACCGGATCCGACCATGTCATGCCGCCGTCGCACGAATAGCTGACCAGCGCCTGCGGATCAGTTTGCACAATGCTGTCGCCGGTGGTGATGCCGACGCCATGCGTGTAGTTAATGTCAATGCGGGCGATGCGGACCTTCATCGGGAAGGCATCGACGACGCCCTCCATGGTGGCGACGACAAACTCGCCGGCCTCGCGCTCGATGTCCGGGTCGATGACATAAAGCTTGCCCGACTTGCGATCGCCGGCGATCCAGTTGTCAAAGGCCAGAACAGGCCGCTGATGACGCCAATACGTTTCGAGATAGGACTCTCGCTGATGCCATTTCAGCGTTGTGCAGTCGAAGTGCCAGCTCCACTTGCTGGTCTGCACAATGACGACGCCGCGTCCGGAAAAGTTGAAGACGCTGACGTGAATATCGGCTTTGTCCTGCGTCTGCTTGATGTCGCGCTCAAGGTCCGGAACGCTGACCTTTTCCGGCTTGTAGCCGTTCAGCGTGTAGACGCAGTTGTCGCGACCGACAAAGAAGACGCCGTGCGAGAATCCGTCCTCATAGCCGGTGATGGCGTAAGGACCGATGATGCCGATTGCGATAGTGGTGACATAGGTGAACGGGAATCCCTCCGGCGGCGTCGGAGGCCCCCACACCTCGATCGAGGTGTCGCCGGCCGCGATCAGCTGGGTTCCGGATAATGGCAACACCCGGAACAGCTGGTCCGGCCGGGTCGAGGCGTAATCAAAGGCCAGCGGATCAACCGTGGTGACGTTCATCTCGGTCGCTATCATCATCCCCTTGGCGTTCGAGAAGATGAAGTAGTCCTGCAGGTAGCAGACGCTGTTCGGGGCCGGCAGCTCGTCGCCAACAACCGGATAGGGCGACACTGCGGTGTCGCTGATGACGAAGGCCCCGGCGGTGGGATCGACGGCGACGACGTCCGGACCGCCAGCCGTCACGTCGCGCAGGTTGCGGGCGAAGATCAGCTGCGAGGATCCGCCCAGCGTCCCGGTGAGCTGCGCCGTCGCCGGCCCGCCAGACGCGCCGTAGGTGTAGACCTTGGCGCCCCACACCGCGATCAGCTTGGTGCCGGTGAAAAACGAACCGCGGAAACTCTCCGCGGCCGGCTCAACCCACGGCGGCGTCGCGCCCTCCGGATGCCAGCCCCACGCCTTGGTGCCGGCGACGCGCCGCCAGACGACCTTCTCCTGACCCTTCTGGCGCTTGTCCCTGCGGTCATCGACGATCAGCTCGGCGAACATATTCACCAAACGACCGCGGCCCTGCTGGACATGCTCGCCGGGGGTCGAGGAAACAGGGAACTCGATGTCCATCAGTAGTCCACGAAGCGGATGGGTTCGTTGGTCATGTCCTCGGCGACGATGAAGCGGATTTCGCCTTCGGCGAAGGCCTGCACCTGTTCGAGGCTGTACTGCTCATAGCCAACTATTTTTGAAATGCCGAAATCCGGCGCGACGACGCCGGCCAGCCGCAGCGCGAACGGCTGGATCAGCGCCGACAGGAACTCCTGCCGGGACGGGAACTGGCAGACGTTCTTCGCCTCCAGCATGTCGATCGTGGTGTCGATCTGTTCCTCGACCGCCTGCTTGTCGTCATCAGTCGGGGTCTGCCCGACGCCTGCAGCGCCGAGCAGTTTCAGGGTGCGCAGGATGAGATCTGCGCGCGTGCGGGTGACCCCGGCCACTTACTCTGCCTTCTTGCGCCGCGACGCCGCGTCCGCTTCCGGCGGCGGCGGAATATCGCTGATGCGCTTCAGTTCCTGCACCAGCTTGCGCTGCTTCTGCTGGGCTATGCTCTCGGCCTGCGGCACTTCCGGCAGGTGGGTGTCGATCTCCTGCTCTTCCGTGTGCAGCGCCTCGATCATCTCCTGCTCGGCGGTGACGGCGCGCTCGCGCGCCGCCGCATCGATGGCGACCTTGGCGACTTCCTCGTTGTGCTTCTTGCGCCGGGCGTCATCCCAGAACGAGGGATTGTTCTCCAGCTTGCGGATCGCGATCGGATCGGTGAACTCCACCGCCTGACCCTTCTTCACCGGCTTGCCGAAGGCGACGGTTTCCTCGGGATCGCCGGGATGCGGATTGTAGGTAAAGCTCTTTGGCTTGACCTCTTCAGTTTTGACGACTTCAGCCACGGGGGCCTCCTGACGTTTTGGCTTCGCCTTGGGCTTGGCCTTTGGTTTGGATGGAGCCGGACGTTTCGACGCCTTCGCCTTCGCCTTCTTCTTCTTGAGGAAGGCGACCTTGCGCTTCGACGCCCGGCTCTTGTTCAACGTCCGGATCAGTTGTTCGGGAACGGACGCACGACCGATTCGCGTTTGTTGATGAACTCAATGATGGCGGTGATCTTGCCTGCCGTGGTGTTGGTCTGGGTCAGGAAAGCGTAGAACGTCGTGTCCGCAGCCAGCGGCACGCCCATCTGCGCGCCTGTCGCCGGCGCAACCTTGTAGCCTGCAGTCGCTGGCGCAATGTCCGCCGACGCCATGATGCCTGCTACGCCCGCCCCCGGCGTGCCGATGGTGATCGTCGGCGTGGTGCCGTTGAACAGCGTCGCAACATAGACTTCAGCGCGCAGCGGAATGGCGCCCGCCTCCAGCGTGCCGATCGGGACGCCGACAGTTGCGCCGGCGGCGGCCAGCTCGCCGCTGTCGAGCGTGCGGCGGATGTGGCCGACGCCGATGTCTTCGGGATGACGAACTGCATTAGTCCAATAGTCGCCCATGAGGGCCTCCGTTGTGTTCGAGTGCGCTCAGGGAGCGGGTCAATCGCCGACCGCGGCGAAATAGCCGCTGACGACGCCGCGCTGCTTGCCGGTGACGCCGGTTTCGGCGACGTCGGAGAGGCCATACGCTAATTTTTTCATGCCCCATTTTCCGACCATGCCAATGCCCTCGATCTGGCCGTAATCGTCTTCCTGCTCGCGGGTGCGATAGCGCGATTTGATCGCCCATCCGAGAGCCTCCTGCCCGAGCAGGAACACCGGCGAAGTGTCGATGGTCGAGCCGACGCTGTTGGCGGGATAGATCGGCATGTCGTCAACCTCGTGGATGACGATGTTGTCGTAGATCAGGTCGCCGCCGGTGAAAATCGATTCATTGCGTTCAACCACGCTGACCGCGGCGCGGACGTTCTCGGTATCCTTCTTGAAATCCCTGAAGACGAGAGGATTGGCGAAGGCGACGAACATGCGACGATTCTGCGATGATACTTCGATCGGCGTGATGCGCGGGCTCGCCATCAACGCCATGCGCTTGAGCAGGCTCAGGCTGTCTCTTGTCAGCTTGTCGGCCGTATTGTCGATATTCGCCATCGACGTCGAGAACACGCCGGGGGTGAGATTGCTTTTAGCTGCACCAAACAGAGCCCTGTCGGGATTATTGGTGAGCCACGCATTGCGCTGCGTGACGCTCGCCGTGGTGAACGGGATATCACAGTTAGCGCCGACATCCTGAAGACGATCGATGGTTTCCCATTTCACATCCTCATCGGCCCACGTCTTCAATGTCGTGCGCGCCGCTTTCCTGAGATCAATTGCAGCGTGGTCGCGATCATACTCGTGGATCGAGACGCCCTTTTTCCGCATATTCCAATAAACACGATCACCAAACTCGCCGAGCTTGTCCTCGTGTCCGCGCAGCGGCTGGCGGTTCAAAATCACCCCACGTTTGAAATTTGTAATAAACTCAAACGTGACGCCATTGCCTCGCTTGGATGCGTAGTCTTCCTTCTGCCTGATCGGGTTGTTCTGGCCTACGCCAGAATACTTGGCGAAGGGATTCTTCTGGAAGAACTCCTCGCTGAAATCATCATCCCAAGTCGTCGGGGTCAGTTCGACGTGTGAGCGGGTTTCCGCCATCGTGTCCTCGCGTGATCATGGCGCTATCGCCCCATGATTTCACTGAGAGGCCGTGGTCCCGCGTATCCCGGAGCGGTGCGTTGACCGACGCTGGGCGTCGGTCCTGACATCGGTGACGGCATACGGGGAGCATAGCCTCGATTGCTGGGCTGACCCTGCATGCGCTCGGACATTCGCCTCTCGATTTCGGCGTTGATATACGCCTCGGGGTCGCTGCCATAGCGTTGCAGAGCCGATTGCTCCTGATGCCACCTAACGAGTTCACCGTAAGGATGCTGCGAGCGCATGATGCGCGCATAGACCGGATCCTGCGGACCCATGGCCTGCACGCGCTGCGCCAGCGCCTGATACGCCTGCTGCACCGGCTCCAGACCGTGCTTCTCGACCGCCATCATGCTGCTGAAACGCTCTGTCTGCGCCTGCAGCTGCTGCTGCACCGGCGTCATCGCATTGCGGATGCGATAGTCGAAGGCAGCATCGGGGTTGTCAAAAAAGTCTGGGGCCTGTTGCGGTTGCGGACGCGGCTGCGTGAAGCCTTGCAGCGCCTGCATGAGCTGGGCGTTCTGCTGCATCACGGTCTGGAGGCGATCCTCGCTTTTGGCGAGCCTCGCATCCATGGCCTGTATCGGCACATAGCCGTCCGGAACATTGCGGTCCGGAGGCGGTTGCGCCGATGGCGGCCTGCCATCCTCTTGGTTGTCTTTCGGAGCCCAGCGTCCTCGCTCATCACGGGGCTGGGCCACGACTAGGGGCGAGCGGTCGTCGTCCGGGGGCGGCGGTGCGCCGCCTTCGGGCTCATCCCGTTCGGCCATGATCTCGTCGAGTGGGCGTTCTGTAGACATCTCAAAAACCCTGTTTCGTAGGCTCTACGATCGCCCGTTAACCCCGGCGGCAGGTTGCCGTTTATGCCCGGCTGGCGACGCCCGTTAAGCTCGGCGGCAGCTATTCCTTTGGCTTGGGCGGACCCTTGGAGATCTGCTTGGCCTTAGCCTCGTTTACCTGACGGGAGGATTCGATTCCAGCTTGAGTTTTCTCCCGGAGTAACTCGGTCTGGGTCTCGGCCCCGGTGCGGGCGATCTCCTCGCTGGTTTCGGCCTGTCGCATGGCGATACTTTCATCGGTCTGCGCCTTGCGCATCGCGACCTGCGCGGCGAGGTCGGCCTTCTCGCGCTCCAGCGCCAGCTTCTCGCGGGCCATCTGCATCTGTTGCTGGTGCTCGGCCAGCTGGAGCTGCATCTTGAGGTCGGCCTCGCGCTGCAGCAGCGCCAGCTTGGCCTCGGCCTCCTGCTGGGCGGTGGCGGCCTCGACCTGCGCCTTCTCCTGCTCCATCTGCATGCGCTGGGCGTCCATGCCGGCGGCGCGCTGCTCGCTCTGGGCGTCGAGCTGCGCCTTCTGCTGGGCCGACTGCGCCTTGAGCTGGGCGTCGGCCTGCTTGGCCTGCATGTCGGCCTGAACCTTCATCATGATCGGGTTCGGCGGCGGGTTCTTGGCCGCGGCCTCCATGTCCTTGAGGATGTCGAACTTGCTGCGCAGCTGCGAGGCCTTGATGATCGCCTTCGGGGGTATGGGAAGACCCTTGGACGCCATCTCGACCAGCGCCATGAATTCCTCTTGCTGCAGCGTGCCGACGTGCGGGGCCTCGTCCATGATGATGTCGACGTCGATCTCGGAGAGCTGGTTCTGCATCACCGGCTGGCCGGTCTGCGGGTCCATCTTCGGCCCGACCACGGGCTGGCCGGTCTGCGGATTGATCACCGGGTTGCCGTCCGGGCCGAGCATGCGATCCATCTTCGGCATGTTGATGCCGACCCACTTCACGTTGCGCTCGTCGTCGGTGACGCGGATGTAGTCCTGCGCCGTCCAGCTGGCGCGGATGCGGCGCCAGATCTTCTTGTAAGCCTCGTTGTCCATATGCCTTAAGGTATCGAACGTCGGATTGCTCTCCAGCGCGCCGCCCTGCTGCTGGAGCTGGATCGCGCGGCCGCTGAACTGCCGCGGATCCTTGCCCTGCATGGCCGCATTCGGCCCCTGCAGGTCCATCTCGGCGATCGCCTGCTGCAGCAGCTGGAACTGGCCCTGCGCCATGTCGGCGGTCGGGACAATGCCGAAATGCTTGTTGAACTCGACGTTGCTGCCGAGCGCGAAATGGCCGTCAGGTCTTGCAGCCTGCTCACGCAATTCGCGCGTCGTCATGCTGCCCATGGCGATTTCGTTGCCGAAGGTCTGCCTGACGCTCATCAAATGTAAAAATTTTGAATGGCGTTTGTTAATTGCATCCTGCGGGTCGATCATGTCCCTGATCTCGCCGTATCTGTTGTTGTCGCGGTCCACGTTGGCGCTGCCCCACGCGAACGGGTGTTCCGGAACCTTGTTCTCGTCGACCCATGGCGAGACGCCGCCGGCGAGGAATCCGCCCTTCGTAAATTCACAAAAATGCCAGAGGCCGGACGACGTGCGGTAGTAGACCTGCACGATGCGCGCCCTGACGCGCTTGTCCTCCCGTGATGTCCACGTCGTGTAGCGCGGCTTGTCGTCGTAGGTGCCGCCAATCTCGCCTTCGCCGATCGTCTCGTCGAAGACCTTTCCCGCCTTCTTGCCGTATCGCTTCACGAACTCATCGCGGTCGCCCCACACGCAGAGGCCGCGGTAGCGCGCATCGTCGAAGTCTTCCGCTTCGGAGAAGGGATCCCAGAACATGCGATCGGCTTGGCATCTCCTGATGATCACCTTGGCGTTCGGCTGGCCCGGATTCTCCTCGTGGACAATCTCGTAGCCGCTCCAGCCCCAGCACAACAAATCCTTCCAGACGCGCGAGCGCAGCTGATCGAAATTGTTTTCCTCGGTGACGTATCTCAGGCAGTCGGTGACGGAGTTGGCGTCTTCTTCGTGCTGCGGGGTTCGCGGGAGAGCGCGCGGATCAGTGCGCTGTTGCTGCTCCAGACCCTCCATGTAACGAATCTTGCGTTTGACCCGGTTGTCCACATGCGGCACCTGACCCCGTTTAACGAGGGTGTCGTACTCCTTCTTGGTGAGCTGCTTGCCATCGTAATAGTCGACGTCCCTCTCGGCCTTCTCGCGCGCCTTGCGGGTTGAATCCTCTGACTGCTCGAACATCTGCACGACGCGCGTGAGATGATCGCGATCATACTCCTGCTCGTCCTGCAGGTACTCGTCGTAGTGGTCGTCGCGCTTGCGATCGAACGCGCCAGTGCCGCGCTCCTTGGCGTATCGATCGAAGCGGACGACACTCACATCAACCCTCGCCTGTTTGCATGATCACGCACGAAGGCGCGCCAGTACTCGGTCATGCTGACGCCAAAGCCGATGACGAACCCGCTGATCCAGATCATCGCCGTGAACATCAGATCGTTCATCGCAGATCCAGCTCGCCGTCGATGCGCTCAGGCTGGAAGATGGCGCGGTTCATGCACATGAAGGCGCGCTCCATGTCGGTCTTGGCCATCGCCAGCCAGCGCGCCTCGTGTCCGCCCTGCGCGCGCAGATCGTCGATGCGACGCAGGCACAGCTCTTCAAGCTGCTTGTTGCGGTTGACCTCGGCGACGCGCTCCTTCGACTGCTGGGTGTAGCCAGCCACCGGCAGCGGCGTCATCGGCTCTTCGATCGGCAGCTCGTGCTGGCCATTCTCAGCGGTCATTTAGGCGACTCCCCTCCTCGTCGATCGATGCGCGCATGCGCCGCGTCGTAGGCGTTCTGCAGCAGGTTGCGGTAAGGCGTAATCTCGGGCGCGTGGATATTCAATCTCGGATCGGTTTTCAGCTGGTCGTTGAACTCCCAGCCCCAGCGCCAGCCTTCGCTTTCAAGGTGCTCTTCGTCTTGGCCGATCGCCGCCCGCGGCGTCAGCGCATAGTGGGTCAGGAATCGCGCCGCGGCGGCGCGCCATGTCCCGCGAACTGCATCCGGGAGTGAAACCCACGCCTGCATCGCCCCTGAGCGGGCGTAGGCGTCCTGCGCAACCTCGTCGATGACTGCAGGCGTGGGCGTCTCGATGATCACTGGCCGCCGCCATCCGGGCGGTTGTACATCATGTATTCCATCTGCTGGTTGTTCAGCACCTGCTGGTAGTTCGGCCCATACAGCTGCTCCCAGATATAGTTCGGCAGCTGCGTGCTGTTATGGATGTTGGCGGTGCCGCCGCTGGTCCAGCCGTGGCTTGATCCGGTGGCCTGTGATCCGGCCGGCGCGCCCATCGCCGCCAAGGGGGCCTGAGTGCTCTGCGGCTGCTCGGTCGTCGTGTTGGGGCTGGGGACGTAGGAGGCCTGATAGACCGGCTCCGGCGTCTGCTGCACGCCCTGCGCGGTGCCGAGGATCGGCGAGCCGCCGCCGGAGACGTTGGGCTGGCCTTCGTACTGCTGCGCCGTCTGCGACACCTGCGTCGGGATGGCGAGGTTGGCGGTGCCGGCGACGTAGCTGTTGGCGTTCGGGGCGAAGATGCTGGTGCCAGTCACTCCCAGATCGGAAATCGAGCCGATCGCCTGCGAGATGTCCTGACCCGGCGAGCCGACCGGCTCGGTGGTGCTGATCACGTTCGATCCGGGAGGCGCGCCAGTGCCGGACGGGCCTCTGGCGGGCTGCGTCGCGCCGCCGCCGCCGAACTGGTTGCCGGTGTAGCCGGCGTTCGCCCCATAGGCGGCCGGATCCCAGCCGCGCCAAGGCGTTCCGGGCGGGATGTCGAGGGGCATGGGTCAGCCTCCAGTGGGCGGCAGGCGCAGATTGACGCCGGTGACGAACACTTCGGTGATCTCGCCGATGCCGGCCCCGAGATTCTGTCCGGGAGCGCCTTTGGCGGCGGATGTGCTGCGGACGCCGCTGGTCGGCGTCGGCGTGGTGCGGGCGCGCTTGGCCTTGGCCTTGTCGATCGCGGCTGGCGTGTAGGCCTTCGGATCCCAGCCCAGCCATGGCGTGCCGTTCGGCAGGTCGAGCGTCGGCGTCAGCGGAGGCTGGTCAGCGGCCATCAGATCACCTTCCAGTTGTTCTCGCCGGCGTCGGCCGGCTTCTCGAACCAGTCGAGGCGAGCGGGACGTTGGGGCGGCGGTTCGGGCCGCATAGGCGGCAGCATGATGTCGAGGAGCTGACCCAGTAGGCCCAAGGCGTCCACCTGATCGTCGTGCTTGCCGGATGGGAACGACAGCAGCTCACTTCTTAATCCCGGAACCCAATCCCGGTCCATCGGAATATGCAGGCCCTGCAGCGCCATGCGACCCCTGATGCTCTGGGCGCGGAACGCCTTGTCGCCGCGGGTCGGGAACTGCTCGCGCGCCACCCACGCCTTGCGGACGCGCTGGCGGCTGTCGAGATACGGGCCAATGCCAGCGGTAATCTGCACGTTCTCCTCGGCCCAGCCGATCGGCTTCCAGTGGATCACGAGGTCGCAGAACGCCTCGACCCACTTCTCGGGCTCGGTGCGGCCGCGCCACAGGTCGAGCAGCCAGAGGCGATCATCCTGATCGACGCCGACGATGACATGCACGGTCCAGTCGCCGCCGTCCGCGGTCATGGCGTAGTCCGACGCGCCGAAGATCTTCATCGTGTTGCGGGCCGGCTGCTGGCCGGTCGCGTAGGGCAGCAGCCACTCGGCCTTGAAGAAGTCGCCGGTCTCGGGCGCGGGGCGCTGCTGGAACAGCGCCTCCCACATCATCGGGCTGATCTCGGCTTTTCGCTTCCGGAGGTAACTCGCATAGTCGTAGCCGGTCGGGTCGTCCCAGAGCAGCTCGCCGGGCTGGCGACCGAGGATGTCGCCTTCGTCGGCGATCGCCCGGATGTCGATCACCCGGCCGCGCACGCCGCCCTGCGCGATCTGCTCGATGACGCGGCCGGCGACGTCCTCCTCGTGCCAGCGCGTATTCATCAGGATGCGTTTCGCTCCGGGATTGAGTCGCAGGCTGAAGT